ATCATGAATCCACCTTCTAGTTTTCATGATATACCTTCACCACAATATCCATACAATAAAGTTTATGAATCTGAATCGGGTCACGTAATAGAAGTAGACGATACAAGAGATGCAGAAAGGATTGCAGTAGAACATAGAACAGGAACCTTCTTTGAAATACACCCTGATGGTTCTCAAGTGACTAGAATTGTAAATGACAATTGGTATGCTGTATACAAAGACAATGAAATGTATGTTGGTGGTAATTGTAAAGTGTTTGTGGAAGGAGATGCAAAGATACAAGTCAAAGGAAAAACTGATATTGAATCTACAGGTAATCTATCAGTTGTTGCACCTATTATAAGTTTAAATAGTACAGTTATTAAGTTGAACTCATAATGGCACTTGTACTTCCAGTTATACCCAATAGTCTTCCATGTCCTGATGGAACTATAATAAATCTTCCAACCAAGGCAGACTTAGCCAATGCAATTGCAAAGATAGGAGATATACCCAGTAAACTAAAAGTTTATCTTGTGACAAATGCAAGTGAGATAACTGAAGATGCAAGAAAAGAAATACAAAAAATTATTAAAGAAGTAGAAGACTTCATGGACAAACTTGCAAATATTGCTTCTCCATATTGGGACAAGGGAACAGTTCGTAATTGGGGTAAAGAGGCCAGAGAAGCAATAGAAGAACTATTGCAAGAGTTTCATATCTATATCCCAGTAAAGATTATGGAATTGATTAGTAAGATTATTCCAGTATCATTCAAGGTCACTCTTTTAGGAATACAGATAGATGTACTTAAAATCTTAACCAAAGAAGAACAGACAAATATAAAACTCCAAATCGGTGCAAGGATAGATAACTTTTATGCACTCATTCCTGATGAGTTCAAATTGTTTGACGGTGAGTTTGGAGTAGAATGTAATGAGTGGAAAGCAAAAGTTATATGGAGATATTTAAAGAGTGAAATTATGGATTGGGTGACTAACTCCATATTCAAGTTATTTGATAAACTCATTGGTAAATTCAAAGAGATATGGGATTCACTAGGACTTCCAAAACTACCTGCTCTTTTTGAATTTGATTTAGGTGCATTAATTAATCTATGGAAGGCACAAGCAAAAGCAAAGTTTGGAGAAAAGAGTAAAGAGTATAGAGAGTATATTATAAACAAACTAGAAAGTTTAAACATTGCTGGATTTGACATACTTGCAATCATAGGTAGTAAGGTTGAATTAAGTGTACAATCACTAGAAGATAAAATCAATGAGATAATTTCAGACTTTAGAGATTTTATAATTAACTGGAAGAAGAAACTATTATTTGATTGGGTTAAAATTGTAGAAAAGTTCTTTAAAGCAATAGGTCTTGGTAAGATATTCGATTTTATAAATCTAACATTTTGTGATATACTAAAACTTGTAGGCTTTCCACAATCAATTGACATTTCAGTTCCTAAGAGTGTATAAATAGTATTATGGCACAATATGTTAACAACGGAAAAACAGTCGCAAGTGAGAACATTTACTCAGACTTAAATCTTTCTTTTAAATCACACCCAATTACAGGAGATGTGACAAGAACCACTGATGTTGATGCAGTTGTAAGGTCTATAAAAAATATAGTCTCAACTAATGCATATGAAAGACCGTTCAAACCAAATTTTGGTGCAGACATAAGGTCTATGTTATTTGAATTAGATACTACCATGTTTGGTCATGGAAGGGTTGCACAAAAAATTGCAAATAAAATAGAAACATATGAACCTAGAGTAAGTGATGTACAAATATCATTAGACGAAGTAAATCGTAATGAACTAAACATGACAATTCATTTTAAAGTAATAAACAGTATTAATGTAGAAGAAATTCAATACGTATTGACAAGGACAAGATAATGGCTATACAAAGTTCACAATTAAACATAACCGATTTAGATTTTGATGATATATCAATAAATCTTAGAAATTATCTTAAAGGACAAGACCAATTCAAAGACTATGACTTTGATGGTTCAAACATGTCTGTATTAATAGACTTACTTGCATACGCTTCACACATTGGTGCAGTAAATACAAACATTGCAGCTTCAGAGTTATTCTTAGACTCTGCTCAAATTAGAAAAAATGTAGTGTCTCGTGCAAAAGATTTAGGATTTGTTCCTCAATCAGAAACGGGTTCAACTGCAATTGTAGATATTACACTTAGTGATGTGAGAAACCCTGATGGAACTTACCCGACAACTACTGAAATGACTTTAAGTAGAGGTTCTATTTTCAATACCACCTTTGATGGTAAAACATATTCCTTTGTATGTCCAACTACAATAAAACCAACACAAAATGGTGACTCTTACATTTACAATCAGGTAAACTTAGTTCAAGGAATATATGCAAGTGATACTTTTGTATATGATTCACAATTACCTAATCCTAAATTTGTACTAACTAACAACAGAGTTGACAAATCAAGAATACAAGTAAATGTAAACTCAAATGGTGTTTCAACAACCTATGCATTATCAACTAACATCTCAACAATAACAACAGAGTCTACCGTTTTTTATGAACAAGAAAACGAAGATGGATTTAGAGAAATATATTTTGGAGATGGAGTATTAGGTAAACAACTATTAGATGGTGACATTATAACTATAACTTATATTATAGTAGATAAGAACCATGCAAATGGTGCTAGAACATTTTCAATGTTAAACAATATCAATGGGTTTTCAAATACCACAATAACTGCCTCTTCAGTTGCTCAAGGTGGTGCAGAGAAAGAGTCTATAGATTCTATCAAGTTTAAAGCCAATAAGTTCTATACTTCACAAAACAGACTAGTCACATTGAATGACTACAAAGCAAAAGTCAGTGAGTATTATCCAAATGCAGACGCAGTTGCAGTATGGGGTGGCGAAGATAATAGTCCACCCGAGTATGGAAAGATATTTGTTGCTTTAAAACCTAAGAACTCTGATTACTTATCCGATACTGAAAAAAGTAATGTTATTAAAAAGTTAAATGCATTGAACATGTTAACAGTTAGACCGACTATTGTTGACCCCGAAATAATCAAAATATTAATTTCCACTTCTTTTAAATATAACCCAAATGCAACTTCGTTATCAGAAGGTGAGTTGGAGACTGTAGTGACAAATGCAATTAACACATTCGATAATCAAAACTTAAGTAATTTTGATTCAATCTTTAGACACTCTAATCTTATAAAAGATATAGACAGTTCAAACGATTCAATTCTTTCTAACACAACAAACATTAGATTGAAAAAATCCCAAAAAGTTTTTACAGACACTACAAGAGGTGTAGTTGTTGAGTTCGGTAATGGACTTTACAACCCACATGTAGGTCATGCAAAGGCTAGTGGTGGTATTTTATCCACTACTGGTTTTAAAGTTTCAGGTGATTCAGTAAATACTCAGTATTTCGATGATGACGGTAATGGTAATCTAAGAAGATACTATCTATCGGGGTCAACAAGAATCTATCAAGATAGTTCTGCAGGTACTGTAGACTATTCAACTGGAAAAATTTCAATCAATACTGTTTTCTTTACTTCAGTAGTAAATGTAGACAGTACGATTGACTTTACCGTTATCCCTAATAGTTTAGATGTGGTTGCAACTAGAGGCAATCTAGTTGATATCGACCAACAATCTATTACGGTTAAAGGTGAAATAGACACCATCGCAAGTGGTGAATCAAGTGCTGGAGTTGGTTATACATCAACCTCTTCCAGTAGTTATTAATCGTTATGTAGAAAGTGGTCGGGAGTCCCCCGAGTAGTTTCCCATTAATTTGGATTTTATAGGAGTAAAATTAAAATGGCAGATAAAAAAATAAGTGCTTTAACAGCAGTCGCAGATTCAGAAATCGGTGCTGATGATTTATTGCATATAGTAGATAATCCTGGCGGAACACCAGTAAATAAGAAAATGACAATTGGTCAATTGTTTGAGAATATCCCTACGCATTTAGCAGTAGATGATATCACAACTTTGACTGCAACAGCATCAAACCTTGCATCATCATTCGTATCAGCGATTGACTTGTCAGGTGCTGGAGCTTCAGTTGCATTTACTTTAGATGACGGTACAGATGTTGGTCAAATTAAAATCATTTATGCAAAAACTGAACCAGCAAGTTCATACAGTGCAAACATTGAAGTCACTAACTGGGGTTATTCATCAACTTCAGGTACTGAAATAGTACTTGACTCACAAGGTGAAGCTGTGATTTGTATTTGGGACGGTTCTAAATGGTACCCAATTTCTGTTTTCGGTGCAACAGTACAGTAAAATAGAATATGAAGAAATATGCAACAGATAGTCTAAGTTCTAGACTTCCAAATCTCTTACCTGAATTTGTAAGAGAGGAAAGTCCTGCACTTGAGGCATTTCTAAAGTCATATTTTGAATACTTAGAAGCAGAGATAATTACATTATCTTCGCAATCAGTTCTTGATAATTTAAGTTTGGAAGATGGTATCGGAGACCTATTATTGGAATCCGATACCAGTTTTTCACCGACTTCAGAGTCATCTAAAATTATTACAGAACAATCAATTTTAAATCCAACATTATTAGCCTCTCCATTTACTAAAGGAGAATATGTTGTTGGTACTAAATCTAAATCCGTTGCAAGAATTGATATTGTAATTGAGGATAAGATTTATGTAAACACTATATCAGGAAATGGTTTCTTAAAAGGAGAAACAATTACTGGTAGAGAATCAAAACAAACAGGTGTAGTTGGAAGTTTTAAACAGAACTCTGTTCTTGCAAACAATAAACTATTAGACTACTCTGATATTGATAGAACCTCTGAAGAATTTTTACAATACTTCCAAAATGATTTTATACCTTCATTGGATATAGGTTCTACTGTTGACCGAAGGTTAACAATAAAACACATTAAAGATTTATATCAGACAAAAGGAACTGCAGAATCTGTACAGTTCTTAATGAGACTGTTATATGGTCAAGACGCAACAATTAGATATCCCGATAATGAAACAATATATCTAAGTGAATCAGATTATAGTCAAGTAAGAAGAATGAGAGTGGAAGTTGTATCTGCACCACCACAACAAACAGATAGAATTGTTCAGTATCAAAGTGGTACTAAAATAATTGAGGCAGAATCAGTTGTAGAAAATGTATTTGTAGATTCTGTTGAAGACAGAAAGTATTCACTAGAGATTACAGATAATCATATTGGTAAATTCACACAAGGCTCTACCGTCACATTTATAGACCGTGATGGTATTACAGAATATACTGGAACTGTAATAGGTGTTGTGAATGATGTATCAGACGAATCATCATCAACTTATATATCGCATGATGATAGTGGCGACATTCTTTTAGAATCAGGTCAAGCTGCAGTCTATAGTGGAACTTATGACGGAAGTCAATTAAATACAGAAACTACTAATGGTGGTGGTTTATTACTAGAAGAATCTTCAATAGGTTCATTGTATTCACTCAATGACAAAGTTTTCTTTGCAGGTAGTAAGAATAACACGAATGCGTCAGAATGTCAAGCAAGAGTTGACGGTTTATCTAAAGGTGGTATTACAGAAATTTTCATTGAGGAAGGTGGTCAAAACTATGAAGGTGGAGACCTAATTGTATTTGAAAATACAGGAACACAAGGTGGTGGTGCAGAAGCAGTAATTGGTTCTGTAGGAGACGAGGTATTACTTGAAGGTGGTTCTACATTTGGACATTATGAAGTCACTGCAACTGCAGGTCAAACTTTAGTGGGTGGGCCAGGTGTCAGAGATGACAATGGTAATCTAATCATATTTAATGATAACACACTTAAAGTATTTGTTGATGACGTATTACAAACACCAAACACTTCTTACACTACACACGACTATTCACACAAAAACGATAGAGTGACATTTTCAACTGCACTATCTGTTGGTCAAAGAGTTGACATGTATACTGAGTTTAATCAGTTGTTATATGAAGACGGAGAAGAGATAAACTTAGAGACTACTGTTGGTAATATTAGAAGTATAAAGATATTAAGTGGTGGTGCAGGTTATCAATCAGTACCAACTGCATTCCCAGGCGGATATATCTACTTTGATGACCTTAGTGGGTTTGTTTTAAATGAAGTTTTGACTGGTGGAACATCTAACGCAACAGCAACTATTATAAAAATAGAAGAAGATAAGAAACGAGTAGTTGTAAAAAGATTATCAACTGATACTGGTGCATTCCAAAATGGTGAAATAATCAATGGTGGAACATCTCTTACTGCACGTGCAAACACACAAGTAAGTGTTTCAAGTGGTACAGGTGGTAAGATATTCTGTTTCTCAGATGAGATTGGTGGAATTAAATCACTAAACATTGTTGAACAAGGTAGAGACTATACAGAAGATTCAGTAGTATCAGACAAATCTGTATTCCCCATGTTGATTACTACACCAACTAATACTTTAAACAAAGGTGTGACTATTACAGGTCAATCATCAGGAACAACTGCTGAGGTTGTTAACTATGATGCAGATAGACACATATTAAAATATACAAATTTAGACGGACACTTCCTAATAGATGAAGTTGTCACTTACCAAAACACCGACCAATTTGAGGTAATGAAATCCAACCCATTTAATGCAAGAGGTAAGTTTGGTGGTGAAGGTATAATACAAGAACAATTCTTAACAGACAAAGGACATATAAACGCATCTGCAACAAACCTTCAAGACAGTAGATACTATCAAACTCATTCATATGTCATTAAGGTTGGGGAATCAATTAACAAATATAGGTCTACAGTTAAAGACCTACTTCACCCTGCTGGACATATATTCTTTGGTGAGGTTGCATTAGAAAATTCAATTAGTGGACAAACAAGAACTTCTAAGTTCCAACCAACAATTATTATGGTAATGGAACCTGTTCTTTCTGTATCAAATGCATTTGCAAATTCATTAAGAACATATCTCTTACATGCAGATATGTCTGCAACAGGCCCCGAAGGTGGTATTGGTCTATTAACGCTTGACGAAGCAGGACAACCTGTATATAATACAGACCCTAGAACTGGTGGTGGAATAACAGAACCCGATACAGAATATGGTGACTCTAAAATGAGAAACCGACACATGAACATTCTGAAGATTGTAAACAAATCTATACCTTCAGTTAGAACTGATAATGTAAGAGGTGTTGTCCGTTCTGTAGGTTCAATTAATTTAATGGATAATCAAGACACATTAGACTACCATAATAGAAAATTTGTAGCTGCAGACCAAGGTAAAATTATAGATTTATATCAACCAAGTGAAGAAATCTTAGTAATGGAAGATGGAAGTAAGATAGAACTTGAAGAAGAAGCATGTATCATGAGATTTGAAGAAAGAAGATTTGCAGAAGTCAAGGGAGAGGCTGGAGATAGAATTATATCTGAAGACAATGAGACTTTGATAAGATTAGAAACTGCAACAACTACAGAAGAGGTGCAATACTTTGTATCAGAGAGGAATCCCGACTTAAATGACAAGTATACTCTGTTTGAAAATGGAGATAGGATTGTATTTGAGGACGAAAGTGCAATGATTGATGAACAATCATCAGATTCTTCAGTACCTTCTACTACATTTGCATCATTTGGAACAAACTTTAAATCCCTAAATACCATTACAGGACAAAGAATATACGATATATCATATTACCTAAAAGATGAAACTGATGGCGATGATATATTATTAGAAGATGGGTATGGAAACATTCTAAGTGAAGAGTCTAAACCCGAAGGTTTGAGAATTAGTGACTTAAATGATTACTATCCTAACCTATTCATTCCCGAATTTGAAAAAAGGGAGTTAAAAAGAACAAATATTACATATAGTGCATACATAAAGTCTGCCTAGTGTTATAAATAGTATAAAATATCTGAGGAGATACTTAAAATGGCAGCAATAATAACAGAGAAGTTTCGTACACATAATGCGAAACAATTTAAAGAGGACTTCGGTGAAAGTGCCTCATCAACATACATTTTCATAGGTCGTTCCCATTCATGGGCAGACGACACTTCCCCACCAGTTCCAGTAAACGGAACAAGTGAGGAGATGGATTCATTTTCAGATATGCTTTCTATGAAGAAAGTGTCTACTGCAGATGTTTCTCATGCATTAACAAGGTATGACTGGACAACAGGAACCACATATGACGAATATGCACATGATATAAGTTCTACAGAAACTTCATCAGGTACAAGTGCAAACAATTTGTTTAGTTCTAAGTTCTATGTATTAACAGACGACTATAATGTATACAAATGTATCAGAACTGGAAGAAATTCTTCAGGTTCAGTTGTTGCATCAACAGTAAAACCAACTGGAACAAGTGCAACAGACCTAGTGTATACCTCAGACACTGGTGCAGCTGCAGGATATATTTGGAAGTACATGTATACAGTATCTGCTGCTGATACAATTAAGTATGTGACTTCAGACTTTATCCCAGTAAAATCATTGGGTGCAAAAACTGCTGTTTCAGGTACTGGAACTAACGGTCAGTTAGGTTCAAGTGCAGACAACGACTCATCTTCATTATGGGACGTAGAAAACTCTGCAACTGCAGGTGCAATCTACCACGTAAGAGTAGATAACGGTGGTTCAGGTTATACGCCTGGAACATATACTGCAGTACCTATCGATGGTGACGGTTCAAGTGCAACTTGTTCAGTGACTGTTGGTGGTGGTGGTGCAATCACATCAGTTTCAGTGACTACAAGTGCATATGGTTCAGGTTATAATCGTGCATCTATTGATGTTGCAAGTATATCAGGAATTGGAAGTGGTTCAAGTGCAGTATTAACACCAATCATTTCACCTATGAACGGACATGGTGCAGACCCAGTTGAAGAACTTGGTGGAAACTATGTAATCGTAAACTCAAGATTTGAGTTTAATGAAGGTTCAGGTGACTTCCCAACAGATAACGATTTCAGAAGAATAGGTTTATTACAAGACCCATTCACTGCAGGAACAACAACAGTTGCAACTGCAACAACACTTGGTGCATATTATAAAATGACTTTATCAAGTGTTTCAGGTCTATCAGTAGACGATACTATTCTTAATGCTTCTTCAGACGGAAACGGAGTTGCAGTATCAAGAATTATATCAATTAATGGTTCAGTAGTATCTCACCAACCAATTGCAAATAATGATGGTGGATATGTAAACTTTGCACAAAATGATACTGTTTTTAAAGGTGGTGCAACCATTGGTAATGCTGATACAATAGATAGTACATTCCCCGAAGTGGAAAGATTTACAGGTAATATTCTGTATATTGAAAACAGGGGTGCTGTGACTAGAGCTGCAGACCAAATCGAAGATATTAAATTAATTATAGAAATGTAATTATCGGGGACTTAGTGTCCCCACAACAGGTTAAGGAATATGCCAGAAAAAACTGATTTAAATATAGCACCGTATTACGATGACTTTTCGGAAGATAAGAAATTCAATAAAGTTCTTTTTAGAGCGGGTCGTCCATTACAGTCTAGAGAATTAACTCAAACACAATCCATATTACAAAATCAAATTGAAAGATTTGGTTCTCATATGTTTGAAGAGGGGTCTTTAGTCACTGGTGCAGAATCAGATGTAGATTTAGATGTATTCTATGTAAAGGTAAATTCTGCAAATCCTAATTCAAGTGGAGATGCAAATGTTGAAGATTATAGAAAACTTTTTCATGGTAAATTTATAAGAGGTAAATCTTCAGGTGTTGTTGGTAAAGTTTTTGAATCAAGTGAAGAAACAACTGATGATGCAATTACACTATTCGTAAAATTTCATTCACAAGGAACAGATACAAATAACTCAGTAGTTTTTTATTCAGGTGAAGAATTACAAGAATGTACACTAGGTGAAGATGGAACAGTCACTGTAAATAGTGCTAATAATAATGAGTTTACAATTAAACCTAAAACAGATAGTCCAGTTGGTCGTGCTTCTATTGCAAGTATATCAGAAGGTATTATATTTGCAAGAGGATTCTTTTGTAAGGTTGATGCACAAACATTAATTTTAGAAAAGTATTCAGGTAAACCAACATACAGAGTGGGTCTAACAATTGCAGAAAGTCTTTTATCTTCTGCAGACGACACATCTTTGTTAGATAATTCTTCAGGTACAACAAACGAAAATGCAGCTGGTGCTGATAGACTTAAATTAGATTTTACACTATCTAAGTACACACTTGATACTGCTAATGATGTGGACTTCGTAGAACTTGTCAGGGTTAATCAGGGTATCATAGAATTAAAAATCACTAGACCGATATACAATGAGATAGAAAACTCAATGGCACGAAGAACATTCGATGCAAATGGTGATTTTGTTGTAAGACAATTTACACATAGTTTAAGAGAACACTTAGACGACACTACAAACAGAGGATACTATACTTCAACAAATGGCGGAGATGTAGATAAGTTTGTAATGCAAGTATCGCCTGGTAAAGCATATGTTAAAGGTTATGAAATAGACAAGATTGGAACAACACCAATACCTTTCAATAAGGCAAGGTCTACAGTCACACTAGACAACACAAATACTCCAGTAAGACTTGGAAACAAATTGAGAATTACAAATGTTCACTCTTTACCCGAGTTTGGTAATGAGAGTGGAGATGCAAGTATATCACCATTTAAAGAAATCACACTTTGGGATACTACAATATCAAGTGATGGAACAGAACCTGCAAGTGGAAAGATTGGTTTTGCAAGATTAAGAAACATAGATTTACAAAGTGGTACTGCATCTTCACAAGAATATGATGCAAGTTCTACATGGAACTTATATCTGTTTGACATTAAGATGTTAACAAAACTAAGTGGTACACTTAGTGGAACATTTACAGAAGGAGACCAAGTTGTTGGTGGTACTTCAGGTGCAACTGGTATTGTTTCATATACTGCAAGTGGTCAGTTATATGTTCATGACGTAGTAGGTACATTCGTAGTTGGTGATGCAATTACAACTAATGGTACAACTAGTGGAACAACAACAGTCACTGCAGTAAGAAACTACAACATTGACCGTGCAAGAGGGGTATCACAAGACCCAATAGATGCAGGTTCAACCACATTTACTGCAAATGTAGAAATAGACGCAAGTAGAACATTACTAGGAACAGTCACATTTACAAACAGTTCTACATCAGTCACTGGTTTTGCAACAAAATTTACAACAGAATTAAAAGAGGGTGATATAATTATAAACCCTTCAAACTCTAACGAAGAATTAATAGTTTCAAGTGTCACTGATGATACTACACTTACACTTACAGGAAATGCAGGTGGTTCATATACAGGTAATGTCACAAGAAAACGTGCAACTTTATATGACCAAGACCAAACTGCATCTATATTTGCATGGCCAAGAGACTGGGTTAAAACACACTCATGTGATTCTATCCAAGTAAGAAGACAACAAGTAGTTGACGTATCAGGTGGTTCGTTCACTATATCTACAGGTTCAAACGCAACATTCGGTGCATTAAATACCGATAACTTTACAATTGCAGTTGTTGATGAATCTTCAGATGGAAGTGCATATGGTTTAGGAGACCTTTTAAACATAGAAGACTTTACAGGAACTGCAGCTTCAGATGGTGGTTCAGGTCAAACACTTACAAAGAGTATTGCAAATAATGATGGTGCAAAACTTAAAGTCACATTTACAGTAAATAGAACAAATCCTAATTCTAGAAATAAAACACTAAGACAATCAAGATTACTTGGTGTTGAAAGTGCAAGAAGTGCTGGTGGATTCTTTGGTACTGCATATGACGATAAAGAAATAACATTAGGTGTTGCAGATGTTCATAAGATTCATGCAATATACGAAGGAGTAGGAGGAACAACACCTCTACCACCTTCTTCATATTTCTCAGTCGATAGTGGAACATTCCAAATTTATGAAACAATAGTAGGACAGACTTCAGACGCACGTGCAATTCTTATTACATATAGTGGTTCACTTTCAACTTCATATTATAGAATGGTATCAGGTACATTTACAGAAGGTGAAAGTATTGTCGGTCAGACTTCACTTGCAGTCGCAACAATTACTAGTGTATCACAAGGTTCACCCGATATCAAGTCTAGATTCTTCTTTGACAATGGACAAAGAGATGGTTTCTATGACCTTGCAAAAATTACAAGAAAGGTTGGAGAACCAGTTCCTTCAGGAAAGGTATTAATTGTATTCGATTACTTCACTTCAGATAGTGGAGACTTCTTTGATGTTGAGTCATATACTTCAATACCATATCAAGATATTCCTGTATACTCTCCAAGTAGAGTCGACTTAGGTGGTTTAGAACCCGATGGAACATTTGAACTTTCAGATGCAATTGACTTTAGACCAGTTGTAGGACAAATTATTGGTACCTCAACATTTGGAACAACGAACACACAAGACCCAACTAACCCAGTGAACTTATCAAATGGAACAGAGGGTGCTGTTTATGCACCGTTTGGATATGATACTGGTAGAGATTTTGGCTCATCAAGAGTTGGTATATCTTCTACTGGTGCAAGTGCAAACGATACTCCAGTGACAGGTTCAAGTGTAGTTGGAGACATTGCTTTTTATGTTGGAAGAATTGATAAAGTATTTTTACATAAGTCAGGTTCATTCCAAACTTCTTCAGGTATTCCTGCACTATCTCCAACCAAACCAAAGGCAGTAGATGATGCAATAGAATTATTTGAAATTCAGATTCCTGCATATACTAAAAGTTTAAAAAATGTAAGAGTAAGAACACAAGACCATCGTAGATTTACAATGAAAGATATCGGTAAAATCAATAACCGTGTCACAAACTTAGAACGAATTACTGCATTATCTTTATTAGAAAGAGATACACAAACAAAACAAATTTTAGACGCAGACGGATTCGATAGATTTAAATCAGGATTCTTAGTAGATAACTTTAGAGGCCATAGAGTTGGTGATGTAAATCACCCCGACTATCAAAATAGTGTAGATACTAAACTTGGTGCAATGAGACCTAAGTCTTATTCACAATTCTTTGACATTGAGTTTAATAGTGTATTGTCATCAAACTTCCAAAAGACTGGAGACTTAATTACTTTACCTTATACACCTGCAACATATGTAAATCAAGATAAGGCCTCAAGAACAATTAATGTCAATCCATATCATGTATTTAATTTCTTTGGAACAGTTAAGTTATCACCCGAAACAGATATATGGAATGATACAGAACAATTACCCGAAGTAAGAATTAACAGAGAAGGAAACTTTGATGCAGTTCTTGCTGAAAATACAAACTCACTAGGAACGGTTTGGAACTCATGGCAAACAACATGGGTTGGTGAACCTAATGTAGTATCAACAGAAGTGCAGGCCACTTCTAATGGTTCTTGGAGTGGAGACCCAGCACAAGGTGGTGAATGGGTTGCAGGGTTATCTGTCACAAGAGAAGTCACTGAAACTGTAGAAACACAAACAAGAACAGGTGTGACAACAAGTGTTGTAGAAGACTTTGTAGAAACAAGAAACGATAGAGTTGTAAGTATATCAATAGTACCTTTCATGAGGTCTAGAACTATTGAGATAGATGCAACTAACTTAAAACCAAATACAAACCACTATTTCTTCTTTGACGGAATACGAGTTGATAAATTTACTAAACCATTTAGTACAACATATTCACAAGACGGTGGAATTACAACTACATCAGAGTGTAAATCAGACGGTAATGGTAGACTTCGTGCATACTTTGATTTGCCTAATAGTAATGTACAGAGATTCCCAACAGGACAAAGAGAACTAAGATTAACTTCTAGTTATTATGATTTAACAAACCCAGGCTCACAAGCGAGTGGTGTCTATCAGGCACAAGGTTTATTACAATCTAACCAAACAGAGATAACATCTACAAGAAACGGTAGAGTAATATTAGAAAGAACTAATGGTTCTAGACAAATTACTAGAAGTGGTGAAAGAATAAATGCACAAGTATTTGATACCGTGTCTCCACCAGTACCACCAGTGCCAGAATTACCTGTAATACCTGAGATTATACAAGACCCTGTACCAATACCAGTACCTCCACCATTCATTGCGGCACCATTGCCACCATTGGTTGAGCCAGAACCATTCATTGCACCTCCAGTATTTATTCCTACAACAAGACAAATACTTGATGTACCTGATAGGATAGAAGACAGAAGATTCTTTGATTTCCCATTAGAAAGAGGTTGGGGAGACCCACTTGCACAATCATTCTTGGTTGAAAAATCAGGTGGTATGTTTGTCACTTCTTTAGATTTATACTTTGAGAAAAAAGATACAACATTACCAGTTTCTGTTGAAATTAGAAATATGGTAAATGGATATCCAGGCCAGACTGTAATACCTTTCTCAACAGTGACTAAGAACCCAGGCGATGTAAACACTTCAACAGACGGTTCTGCAGTGACAACATTTACATTTGACTCTCCAGTTTACTTAGAAGAAGATTTTGAGTATTCATTTGTTGTATACTCTAACTCAAACGAGTATACTACATTCATATCAAGAATGGGTGAGAAAGACCTTGCAACAAGTCAGACAATTTCAGGACAACCATATGCAGGTTCATTATTTGTGTCTCAGAATGCATCAACATGGACTGCAACACAAGAAGATGACCTTAAGTTCCACATGAAGATTGCAAACTTTGATGTGTCTAAGATACCAGTATTGAAATTTGAAAACAAAGCATTACCAGTTTCTACTTTACAAACAAATCCTGTTGAAACATTTAGTGGTCAACAGTATGTAAAAGTTTACAACTATATGCATGGTATGTACACTACAAACTCTAATGTGACTATTGCAGGAGTGACGGGTGATAAAGAAAATGGTGTATTAAATATTGCAACACCTTCAGTGAGTGGAACACCTACTAATGGAACATTTAATGTATCTCTTACTGGTGGAACAGGAACAGGTGCAACTGCAGAATTTACAGTTGCAAGTAATGTTATAACTACTTCATACATAACAGACCCAGGCACAGGATATGCAACAACAGATACATTAAGTGCAGTAAACTTTGACGGTGGAACTGCAGACCTTACAGTGGGTGTAGATATAGTCGGAGATACATTAGGCGGAATTCCAGTGGCTGCAATCAATCAAACATTTACTGCAGTTGCAAATATGGAAATAGATTCATTTACAGTAATCCCCGATATATCTAGTTATGATGTTAAAACAACATACGCATCGAATGACTCAACAGTTGGTGGTGGAGAAAACGCAACTTCAACTAGAAACTATTACTATGATACACTGCATACATTGATTCCAAGTTTAAATTACAACATGACTAGAATTAGTGCAAGTGTATTAACAACACCTATGGATTCACCTGAAGGATATAGTAATGGAACTGCATACACTAAAAACACAACAAGTAAGTTTATCACATTAAATGATAATGTGTTCTTTGATTCACCAAGTGTAGTTGCATCTCCATTAAACGAAACTAATGAGATGTCTTCAGAGAAATCATTTACATGTACACTTCAATTACAATCTGTAAACGGAAATGTTTCACCAGTAATTGATGTTGGAACAATAGGTGCAATAGGTATTTCAAATAGAATTAATAATATTAATAGTTCTTCAGATGTACAAACAGGAACAGTTTATACTCCTTCAACAGAACCTGATGGAGATAACAATGCAATGGTATATTGCACAAGAAAAGTTAATCTAAAAACACCTGCAACAACACTTAAAGTAATTGCAGATGTATTCAGACCACCAACAACAGGTGTTGAAGTACTATATAAAATTCTTAAGAATGATGAGTCAACACCGTTTGATGATTTAAATTGGGAATACTTTAATACATTAGGAACGCCTGATACAACTATAGAGGCAGACGCAAGAAACTTTAAAGAATATGAGTGGACTGTTGATGACTTGCCAGAGTTCAGTGCATTTGCAGTTAAAATTGTAGGTAAAGGAACAAATAGTTCAGTAGTGCCTATGGTATCTGCATTAAGATGTTTAGGTCTTGCATAATGTCTGAGTATATCAAAGTAGAAGGACATACATCTTTGTTAAGAGATTCCGAATCTTCTGCAATTGTAAATACGGACATAAGTGCATGGAGATTACAAAAACTTAGAAAAGATAACTATAAAAAACAAGTAGAAGAAATAAATAATATTAAGAGTGATATAAACGATATGAAAAACATTCTTACTCAAATAGTGGAAAAGATAAATGGCTAAACAAGTAGACCAATTCAGTACTTTAGAAGACTTTAGAAAAACCTTTAACGAGGTTTCTACAGATGTTGGAGATATAGGTGGACTTAGAACTACAAGTCAAGGTACTATTGTAGACGCAGTAAACAGTATTGAAGATAAGTCATTCTTCTTCCAAGAGTTTATTTTTATTGCAACTGCAGGACAAACTACATTTTCAGGAACAGATAGTTTTGGTAATACACTAGAGTTTAAAAAAGATAGACTACAAGTTTATGCAGAAAGAGACCATCAAATAAAAGATGATGATTATACAATCGGTGGATTCGGTGTATTAAGTGGAAACACTTATAGTCAGATTACACTTGCTACTGGTGCGACTGTTGGTGATAAGATTACTGTATATTCATACACTGGTTCATACTTAGGAGTTGCAGATTCAGGTGTTGCAACAGGGTTCTTTAACCAAACTGCAGAAAATGTAATTTACAACAACAATGATAGTGGAATCATATTTAATGAGACTTCTATTAATGCAACAACTACACTTTCAACAAGTGCAAAAATAGAGTTTGACGGAAATGTATATCACCAAGATAATGTCACACTTGCAAGTGGTAAAACATTAACTGCACCAACACTTACAGATGGAACTATGTCTATCAATAGTGGTGCAATTACAAGTGCAACTACTGGTTCATTTAGTGGTAATGTTGGAGTTGGTTCACTTACTTCTGCTGGAGATGTCGCAGGAACAACTGGTACATTCTCTTCAAGTATATCTGCAACTGCAGGTACTTTCTCTTCAGATTTAACAGTCACTGGAAACACTACACTAAATGGTAATATTGATTTAGGTAATGCTAGTGGTGATACGATTAGCTTGACAGGTTCAGTAGATTCTGATATAATATCAGATACGAATAATACTCGTGCCTTAGGGTCTAGTAGTAAAAGGTGGTCAACTGTATACTCAACAGATTTAAATGCAACAGGCACCTCCACATTGACTACAGTGGACATTAATGGTGGTAATATAGACGGTACAGTAATCGGTAGTTCAACTGCAGCTGCAATTACTGGTACATTAATTACTGCAAGTACAAACTTTGCAGGAGACTTAACTGGTGATGTCACTGGTACAGTTTCTAGTATTGCAAATCATGATACAGGAGACTTGACAGAAGGGTCTAATTTGTATTATACTGATACTAGAGCAAACTCTGCTTTTGATACTAGACTTGCAACTAAAAATACAGCAAACTTGAGTGAAGGCACCAATTTGTATTATACTGATGCAAGGGTATCAACAAGAACAGACACTATATTAAATCACTCTAACCACACTAATATTACAGTAAGTAAAGTTGGTGATGAGTTGAGATTATCTGCAACAGAAGACAACCTTGCAAACAATACTGCAAATGATTTAAGTGATATTAATTATACTTCATCTCCTACTGCAGGTCAAATCCTTGCATGGGATGCTAGTGCAGGATATTGGGAACCTGTAGACCCAAGTAATACTACAGATAATGTTTCAGAAGGTTCGAACAATAAGTATTTCTCAGACGATAGAATGAATGCAATTATAGATGTTGCAGCTTCTAAAGGTCTTGTAAAAACATACGTGGACAATGCGAATGGTGGTGCTGATGACCCTTTAGATGGGACAATCACAATCGACCTAAATACCTCGAACGGATTAACCGTTAGTAGTAATTCTGTTCAGTTAGATTACGAGACTACAAGTACTGCACCTACTCAAGTAGGTAGTACTTCGACTGGACACTTATGGTTTGTGATATGATATGTCTGATGAAATTTATGTAAATATAGGAACTTCGTTCCAACAACCCTACCAAGGACAGGGACTTGCACAAGGTCGTACACCTATTATAGCACAATATATTGCAAGAAAACCTGCAAATGCACAAACACCTTTTACATATCAAAATAGACAACCTGCAAATGCAAGACAACCTGCAGCTGCACAAACACCTTATATTGCAAATAGACAGACCCCTTCCATAGTTCAGGCAACTGCAAATTATCCATATATTGCATCTGCACAACAGACATATCCTTACATTGCAAATGCACAAACTACTACTCAAAATACTGGAAGAGCGCCTATAATATATCAGGCAACAGGAAGAACGCCATTTACATATGCAAGACAAGGACAAACACCATATAGTGCAACTGGAAGACAACCTTCTACATATGCAACACAAGGTCAAGCACCTTACAGTTTTCAACAGAATTATCAACAAACATATGAAAGACAAGGACAACAACCTTATACATTTAATGATACTGGTCAACAACCTTCTATATATCAAGCACAGGGAACACAACCATATAGTTATCAACAGAATTATCAGACCCCAACTATATACACTGCCCAAGTAAGTACCAATAGTCAAGCAACATATCAACACCCGACTACATATCAACATCAGGCGCAGATAACTTATAGACACCCTACTAATTCTCAGAGTACATTTCAAACTCCAGTAATAGCACAAATATCTTATCAACACCCTTATACAGCTCAAATTCCTGCACCTTCAATTGGAAGACAACCAGCATTATACACTTTTCCCGACCCTGCAATTTGGGGCCCGTATCCAGTGACAGGTGGAACATTATCTAGTTATGCATACCATTATCAAGGATTTAGGTCTGCTGGTGCTGGGCCAACACAATATAGCACTGGTATTGGTTCAAGTCCTTGGAGTAGTTTTCCTGATGTATCTCCTTATATCCAACACCAATGGCTTTCTTTCAGGAGTCCTATCACTTCAGGTACCACCACCTTAACACTTGGAAACTTTAACAATCAACCAAATTCTTTATGGTATGGTAATCAGTTTACATATGTGCAACTAGTGACACCTGCTGGAACTACAAATGTGCCAGTTGCATCTATGACATATCAGGCGCCGTCTCTACCAACTGCCACATCTTTTCAACTTACTATTCCTGCACCTTCAGTACCTACATATACTTTAGGTGCTGGTGTAAGTGGTTCAATAGCATTATTTTAATGGAGGATAAGAAATGGCAATAGGACAAACACAACAACCTTATAGTTTTCAATATCAGACTCCATATACATTGCAGGTCACATCTCAACAACCTTATAGTTTTCAACAACCTACAAGGCAACCAGTAAATGTTCAGAATATTAGACAACAACCATATTCTTTTACTGCAAACAGACAAAACACTGCACAATATCCACATATTGTTCAAGTGTCGTATCAAGCAAATAAACAAACAAGTGGAACAAGACCTATTGCAACTGCAGTAAGAACTTATCCATATAGTGCAAATAAACAGAATCCATATCCATTTATTAATAGTGGTCAGATAGCATACCCATATACTGCAAGAAGACCTGCAACTACACCAGTTGCTCAGGCACAACAACCTTATCCATACATTGCTGATGCACAAACACCGTATCCATATATTGCACAAGCAACATACCCATACATTGCAAATGCACAACAACCGTATCCATATGAGGCAAACGCACAACAACCATACCCATACATATCTCAAACTCCAAGTACATATGCAAGACAGGGTAGAACACCATTTACATATAACCGTCAGGCATCATATAGTTTTGAAACACCTGCAAGAACTCCAAGTACATATGTGAATCAACAACCTAGTATTTACCAACACCCTGTAATCTATAGAAATCCTTATATTGCAAATGCTAGACAACCTTCAACATATCAACATGCATATCAATCACCTTATAGTTTCCAACAAAATTATACATTCCAACAACCATATACAACAACTAGAACAGTTGGCCCGATTGCAAAAGTTAAAGGTGTATACAGAAATAATGCTGGAAGTGTAGAAAAGGTTGACGAGATTTATGTCAATGATGGTGGAACTTTAGAGAAAATTCACCAGTCAGTTCCAACTGCTCAATTCAATAAGGGTTAAAAAGGTATAAATAGTATATATGGCTATACTTGCAAACATATTTATCGACCAAGGTGCTGACTTTTCAATCACTGTAGATGTCACAGACTCTTCAGGTGATGTATTAAACATGTCAGGATATTCTGCAGCTGCACAAATAAGAAAAACATATTCTTCTGCAACTGCAAGTGGAACATTCACATGCACCGTACAAGAAGCGAGTGGGCAAGTGACCATGGCATTAACAGATACACAAACAACAGCATTAGAAGCTGGTAGATATGTTTACGACATGACAGTCACCAGTGGTGGAGGAAACAAAACTAGAGTTGTTGAAGGACAGGCAATTGTGACGCCAGGAGTGACAAGATGAGCAACATAAAAGGAACATTAAGTAGAGTTGCAACTATCGGTGGAAGAATACAAGGACAAGGTAATCTTCGTGCAAAACAGGTTGCGATAGGAAATGCATCAACCTCTACAGACATATCAACTAAAAATTTAAACGAACTTGCAGATGTAAATGCAACAGAAACAGATGACGGACTTCTTTCATATGATGCCTCTTCTGATAAATGGACAACTACCACTTCTATAGACGGTGGAACATTTTGATTGTCTAAATACTAATACAAATCAAGGATACCAACCAGTGAAGGTATCGACCCACATAGTGAGTGGACAGGTTTTAAATATTATGTAATCAACGGCCCCGAAAGTGACGGGTCATTTAAAAACAATTAATTTTTATAGGAAAATAAAAATGGCAACAGTAATTCAAATTAAAAGAAGTACGGGTTCGGCTGCTCCTGCAGTATCTGATTTATCAGAAGGTGAATTGGCGTACGTTCAGGATAGGTCGAATGATGGTGCAAGTGCTAAATTATACATAGAATCAGTAGACTCATTAGGGGCTGCAGCTATTCACGAAGTCGGTGGTAAATACTATACAGACATCATGGACGGTGCAAAAGCAACTCCATCTAACTTTAAAGTTGGTAATGGTTCAACTGCTGGTGCAAGTGTACAATTATTAGAAGATTCAGACAACGGAACAAACTTCGTTGCATTGAAAGCTGCTGATACATTAAGTGCTTCAACAACATTCACACTTCCAACTGCAGACGGTTCTGCAAACCAAGTAATTGGTACAGACGGTAGTGGAAACTTATCATTCTTATCAACAACATCAACACTTGCAGGTGCAACAGACTCAGATATATCATCTCCAACAGGCGGACAATTGCTTGTTCATGATGGTTCTAATTCATTTGATAACGTATCACTAAGTGGTGACGTGACTATGGCATCAAGTGGTGCAGTCACAATCGCTGATAACGCAGTTCAAGTTGGAAATATAGACTTCTTTGTAGACGAAGACAATATGGCTTCAGACTCTGCAGTTAAAGTTCCTTCTCAACAATCTGTTAAAGCATATGTAGATTCACAAGTGACAGCACAGGACTTAGACCTTGCTGGTGATTCAGGAACTGGTGCAGTCGACTTAGACTCTCAGTCAATCACATTTACTGGTGGAACTGGTGTGACAACTTCTGTATCAGGTCAAGCAGCGACTTTCGCTATTGGTCAGGCAGTTGCAACAACATCTAACGTGACATTTAATGACGTAGATGTTGACGGAACACTTACTTCAGATGATATCACATCTACAAATATCAGTGTTGCAGGTAATGCTACAATCACTGGAAACTTAACTGTTTCAGGAACAACAACAACTGTAGACTCAACAACAGTTTCAATTGCAGACCCAGTGTTTGAAATTGGTTCTGATGCTTCAGATGATAACTTAGATAGAGGTATTAAATTCAAATATAACGATGGAGCTGCTAAACTTGGTTTCTTCGGTATGGACGAAAATACTCAAAAATTTACTGCATTAAAAGCTGCAACAGATAGTTCTTCAGTATTCAGTGGTACAGCGATGGACGCAGTATTCGGTGGATTAGAAGCAACTGGTCTTGCTCTAAGTGGTTCAATTACTTCATTAGACGGTGCAGCTCCAACAGCTGGACAGTTAATGATTGGTAATGGTTCTAATGGAGACATGGAACTTGCAACTTTAACTGCTGGTGAAGGACTTGATGTGACTAACGCTGACGGTGCAATCACATTGTCTGCAGAAGACGCTACAACATCTAATAAAGGTATCGCAAGTTTTGCTTCTGCTATCTTTGATGTTTCAAGTGGTGCTGTATCTATTAAAGATGCAACAACTTCAGTAAAAGGTATTGCTTCATTTGCTTCTGATAATTTCACACTCACTTCAGGTGCAGTTGCAATTACAGCTATTGATGGTGGAACATTTTAATTAATAGTTCGATTAACCAATTCAATAGGAGAGTAAAATGGCAACAGTAATCCAATTTAAAAGAAGTTCGACTCAGAACGAAGTCCCTGCGACTAGTGATTTATCACTAGGGGAACTTGCTGTAAATACTTACCACGGTAGGTTTTACACTGAAAAGAACGATGGAAGCGCTGCTGTTGTAGAAGTTGGGTCTAACCCAGCCTCTCTAACAATAAATGATGCATTAACATTCCCAACCAGTGATGGTACAAGTGGACAACTATTGTCCACTAACGGAAGTGGAACATTAGGTTTCACAGACGCACCTTCTACTGGTGTCACTACATTTACTTACAGTGTGACAGGAAACCAAACTCTATTCTCAGGTAATGACGATAACGGAACATCTTTATCGTATACACTTGGTTTAGAACAGGTTTACCTGAACGGTATTAAACTTGTTGTCGGAGACGACTATGCAAGAACTTCTACTAGTTCAATTACACTACAAGCAACTGCAGTTTCAGGAGATGTTTTAGAGGTAGTCGCTCAGACTTCGATTTCAAACTTAGTTCAAGGTTTCTTCACAACAAGTGAATTGACTGCAACTACGGCTGACCAAGTCTTGAGTTCAAACGCAACTGGTAATAAAGCAATTAAGTATGTCGTAATGGCATCTCATGCTAGTGCTGGAACTCATGCGACTGAAGTATTATTAATTAACGATGGTTCAAATGCGTACTTTGTACAATACGGTGATGCATTCTCAAGTTCTTCATTATTCTCACTTTCAAGTGATATAGATAGTGGAAACATGAGATTATTAGTCACACCTGCAAATACAAATACAACATTTAAAACCTTCCAAATTAGACTTTCATAAGGAGTAAAACATGGCGAAAACTAACGCATTTAAAATCGCTGAGTTAATTCGTGGTATACAATTTGATGTAGACAACGATGAGATTACGACTACTAAGAAAGTCAAATCGAAGGATAGAACATCAGGAAACGCAACAAAAACTGCAACTACAGAATTTGCACTCGATACATTTGCTCACGCAGATTTCAGAGCTGCAAGATATGTTATTGCAATGTCAGAGGGAAGTGATTTTCACTCTTCAGAACTTGTTGTTGTTCATGATGGTTCGGCCGTCACGTTAACTCAATACGGAACTATGAAATCTAAAAGTCTTGCAACTTTTGATGCAGACATATCAGGCTCAGATTTGAGACTATTATGTACACCTGCATCATCTAGTTCAACAGTTGTAAAGTTTGATAGATTGACAGTAGACGCTTAAGCGAAATAAAATAGAATTATTTTAGAGGGGGACTAAGTCCCCCTCTTTTTTTATATAAATAGTATTATGGCAACTAAAACTAAGTTCTTTACTGATTTAGGGTTTCAATCCTTAGATAACAGCACCGTAGACGGAGACTTAACAGTCACTGGAAACTTTACTGTTCAAGGAACTAGTTTAACAATTGACTCAACAACAGTTTCAGTCACTGATTCTATGTTTGAACTTGCAAGTGGAAACACTACAAGTGATATCATTGATATAGGTATATACGGAAACTATGATGACGGTCTATCAGATGGTGCAAGTGAATTTACGGGTCTTTTTAGAGACGCAACTGATTCAACTTGGAAATTATTTGATGGATTAGAAGTTGAGCCAGGAAATACAGTAAACATTAGTGGAACAGGTTATGCATATGCAGACTTTAAAGCTGGTGATATAGAAGCAACAGGTCAGTTAACTGCAGTAGGCCCACTTTCTCTAAGTAATTTGAGAATGGACGCAGACCAAAATTTAACAACAACTGCAACAACTGAAGTGGATTTAGATACATTTCCTCTATTAAGTTATAGAAGTGCAAAGTATCACATACAAGCATCACAAGGAACTAACTACCATGCAACAGAAGTTATGGTGATACATAATTCTACTAATGCTTATTTTTCTCAATTTGGAGATATCTATACAAACACTTCATTGTTTAATCTTTCTGTTGATACTAATTCAGGAAATGTTAGACTAAGAGTCACTCCTGCATCAGCTTCTTCAACTGCATTTAAAATAAGTAGAAATTTATTAAAAGTTTAATCTAAAACATACCTTTATGAAGAACACTATCTTCTAAATAGTATGTAGATATAGTAATTTTTCAAAATAGGACACATGAAAAAATGGCAACACAAAACAAATTTGTAGTAGAATACGGAGTCAGTGTCGGAACAACCGAAGTAATCAATTCATCAGGTAAAATCGTTGCAGCTGCAATTTCAGATTTAACAACTGATAATCTTGCAGAAGGTTCCGCTAAGTACTACGCTAATTCATTAGTAGACACGCATTTATCAGACGCATCTACATCTAAAACTCTGGCGAATGTTCAGATTGACGGAGGAACATTATAATGGCTGGAGAAAAGAATTTCAATATTAAGAATGGATTATCAGTTGCTGGTGTTGAGGTAATCAACTCATCAGGTGCATTAGTCGGTTCTTCAATAACAGAATCTATAGACGATAGAGTAAGTAGTTTACTTGTTGCAGGTACAGGTGTATCATTAGCATATGACGATGGTGCTGGAACACTTACAATCAACGGACAACAGGGTGATATCACTGGAGTTAATGCTGGTGCTGGTTTAACTGGTACTGCTACTTCAGGTGATGCAACACTTAATATTGGTGCTGGAACAGGTATCACAGTTAATACAGACGACATCGCAGTTAATATGTCTGCATTTGATACAGATGACCTTTCAGAAGGTTCGACAAACGAATACTTTACAACAACAAGAGCAAGAGCATCAATTAGTGCAAGTGGAGATTTGTCATATAACTCCTCAACTGGTGTAATATCATTCACAAACGATGCTGGTGATATCGAAAGTGTCACTGCTGGAGACGGTTTATCAGGTGGTGGAACTACAGGTGCATTATCACTTGCAGTAAATGTTGACGATAGTTCAATCGAAACAAGTTCAGACACATTACAAGTAAAAGCACTTGGTATTACAGACGCTATGTTGGCGGGTTCTATCTCAAACGCAAAACTTGCTAACAGTTCAATCACAGTTAACGGAAGTGCAACTGCCTTAGGTAGTGCAGTCACACTAGACACTGGAGACCTTTCAGAAAATGGAAATCTATTCTTTACAAACGAAAGAGTCGATGACAGAGTTAATGCATTATTGGTTGCTGGTACAAATATCACAACAACATATGATGACAGTGCTGGAACATACACAATTAACTCTTCAGGTAAAACACAAGAAGAAATAGAAGACATCGTAAACGGTTTAGTGGTTGGTGGAACAAACATCACTTCTACATATGACGATTCTGCTGGAACACTTACACTTGCTGGATTATCAGACGGTGATGTTAGAGGTTTATTCTCTGCTGGTGGTGATTTATCATACAACAGTTCAACAGGTGCATTCTCATTTACAGAAAGAACAGACGCAGAAGTAAGAGGATTAGTATCAGTCACCGATAGTGCAGGAGACGGTTCATTATCATACAATAATTCTACTGGTGTAATTACATACTCAGGTATTAGTGATTCACAAGTAAGAGGTAAATTATCAGTCACCGATTCAGGTGGAGATGGTTCACTTTCATATAATAGTGGTACTGGTGTAATAACATATACAGGCCCAAGTGCTGCTGAGACACGTGCTCATTTAAGTGCAGGTACTGGTGTTGGATTCAGTGGCGGTGCAATTAGTATTGGACAGGCAGTTGGAACTTCTGATAACGTATCTTTTGGAGACCTCACACTTTCAGGTGACTTGACCGTAAATGGCACAACAACTACTGTTAACACTGCAACTCTTAATGTCTCAGATAACATTGTTGTTGTTAACAATGATGTGACTGGAACACCTACTGAAGACGCTGGTCTTGAAGTAGAAAGAGGAACTTCTGCTAACGTATCTCTATTATGGGATGAGTCGGAAGACGAGTGGACATTTGGTTCATATAATGTTAAGGCAACTTCTTTTGAAGGTTCGTTAACAGGAAACGCTTCTACTGCATCTAGTGCTGCTCAATTAACATCTGCAAGAACAATATCATTAGGTGGAGACCTTTCAGGTTCTGCATCATTTAATGGTACAAGTGATATAACAATTACAGCCGCAGTTGCAGATGATTCACATAATCATACGATTGCAAATGTTGACGGATTACAGACTGCCTTAAACACTAAATATGAGAGTGGTTCTAATGCAACACTAGGAACAATTACAACTAGTAATACATCGAACTCAGGTGGATATGTGAGAAACATATATCAGTCAACTTCATCTCCTACAGGTAGTGATGGTGCAGTTGGTGATTTATGGGTTCTATACTCTTAATTAGAGTATAGGATTTTTTAACTTTTTAAGGTAATATAGAATATGGCAACAGGGTCACAAAAGGTAAAAACACCTTCGGGTTGGAGTTCAACTCAGGGTGGTTGGGTAAAAACAGGTTCTACAACATGGAAAGCTGTTGACCAAATATATGTAAAGACCCCTACAGGGTGGAATAATGCATCAGGTCAACAATCTGTTCAACAACCATATCCATACATTGCAAATAGTCAGACCCCATATATTGCTTCTAGACAAAATCCTTATCCGTATATCGCAAATGCTCAGACTCCATATATTGCTAATGCACAAAATCCTTATCCGTATATTGCTAATAGTCAGACCCCATATATCGCAGACGCACAGCAACCGTATCCGTACATAGCAAACAGTCAGACTCCATATATTGCGAATGCAAGACAACCGAATACTTATCAACATAGGTCGCCGTTTACATATCAAAATCCTTCAAATAAACAGTCGCCTTATATTGCAGCTGCACAACAACCTTATCCGTATATTGCATCTGCACAAGAACCTAACATAAGGAATGCACAACAACCGTATCCTTATATTGCAAATGCACAAGAACCTAATATAAGGTCAGCACAACAACCGTATCCGTATATTGCTAATGCTAGACAACCGAACACATACCAACATAGGTCTCCATTTACATACAGAAACCCTGTAAATGGTCAAACACCTTATATTGCAAATGCTAGAAGTCCAAGAGGATATAGAAATCCTGTAAATGGTCAAACACCTTATATTGCAAATGCTAGAACTCCAAGAGGATATAGAAACCCTGTTTCTGCACAACAACCTAATATAAGGAATAGACAAACACCATTTACGTATAACGCTAGATATCCTGCAAATGCTCAGTCACCTAGTAATAAACAGAGTCCATTTACATACAATGCTAGATACCCTGCGAATGCTCAGTCACCTAGTAGTAGACAGAGTCCGTTCACATACAATGCTAGATACCCTGCAAATGCTCAGTCACCTAGTAGTAAACAGAGTCCATTTACATATAGTTTTAGAAGTCCAACCACATACACTTATCCCGACCCTGCAATTTGGGGCCCTTATCCTGTCACTGGTGGAGCATTATCTAATTATGCATACCATTATCAAGGATTTAGGTCTGCTGGTGCTGGGCCAACACAATATAGCACTGGTATTGGTTCAAGTCCATGGTCTTCTTTGCCTGATGTATCTCCTTATATCCAACACCAATGGCTTTCTTTCAGGAGTCCTATCAGCTCAGGTACCACCACCTTAACACTTGGAAACTTTAACAACGCACCAAATTCTTTATGGTATGGTAATCAGTTTACATATGTGCAACTGATAACACCTGCTGGAACTACAAATGTGCCAGTTGCATCTATGACATATTCAGCGCCGTCTCTACCAACTGCCACATCTTTTACACTTACTATTCCTGCACCTTCAGTACCTACATATACTTTAAGTAATGGTGTAAGTGGTACAATAGCATTATTTTAATGGAGAATAAGAAATGTCAATAACAACAATAACAATAGACGGACAAGATTTTTATCAAAGAAGTCCTCTTTCAACAGTCACATGTAATAGTGTAGATTACACTGTTCATTTAGCTATGCCACTTACGAATTATACTGTAGGTGGAACTGTTGATACTTCAACTGCAACAGAACATTTTGAACGGTTGGAAACAAATAGAATTAATGAAGCAATTGCAATGTCATACGACTTACCAGTAGTAGAAGGTGGTAGTGAAGTTTGGACTTTAATAGATGCTTGCCCATACTTAACAGCGGTATAATAGGAAAATAAACAAATGGCAATAGGAAATACCCAACAACCAAATATAGGAAATGCTAGACAACCTAATATTTATAGGAATCCGTTTACCTATAGGGTTCCGTATATTGCCAATGCAAGACAACCTGTAATCTATAGGAATCCATTTACATATAGGGTTCCATATATTGCTAATGCAAGACAACCTAATATCTATAGGAATCCGTTTACCTATAGGGTTCCATATATTGCTAATGCAAGACAACCTAGTACATATCAACATAGGTCTCCATTTACATACAGAAACCCTGTTGGATATCAGTTGCCATTTACTTATAATAATAGACAACCATTTACATACAGAAACCCTGTTTCATATCAGTTGCCCTTTACTTATAATAATAGACAACCATTTACATATAGAAACCCTGTAAATGCACAAGAACCTAATATAAGGAATAGTCAAACACCATTTACCTATGCAAGACAGGGTAGAACACCATTTACCTATAATCATAGAAGTCCGTTTACCTATGCAAGACAGGGTCAAACACCGTTTACGTATCAACATAGAAGTCCGTTTACATATGCTAGACAAGGTAGAACACCGTTCACTTATCAGAACAGACAACCTGTAATCTATAGAAATCCTGTAAATGGACAAGAACCTAATATAAGGAATAGTCAAACACCATTCACTTATCAGAACAGACAGCCTGGAACTTATCAGAGAACTGGTAGAACACCATTCACTTATCAGAACAGACAGCCTGGTACATATGCAAGACAGGGTCAAACACCTACTACATATCAAAACAGACAACCTAGTACATATGCTAGACAAGGTCAAACACCTACTACATATCAAAACAGACAACCTGCAACATATGCTAGACAAGGTAGAACACCTGTTATCCGTTGGGACGGTGCATTACAACAAAACTGGCCAGGAACACCTATATCCTCTTAAACACTAAATAAGTGTGAGAGGATATAATATATTATGGACAAATTAAAAACTTTAGAGCAAACAAAAGAACTTTTAACATTCCCCGAGTCATTCAAAGATTTAGACCATAGGTCTAGAAGGGAAATAGACCAATGGCATTTAGGTGCAATAAACGACTTATCTAACATAGACGAAGAATCTGAATTTTTTAAGATTCTTGAATACATGTTTGAAAACATGCCTCCACTTAAATTATGTAAGTGGTCTGATTTAGAACAACTTAGAAGAGACGGTAAATTAATTGGTTGGCAAGGTCTCAGATTTCAAGCAAACTCATATCATAGATTCTTACCCGAAATTTATACATCAGGTTCTATTAATGAACATGGCGCTCCTTCTACAAAATTTGCAGTATCAGAACCTATAAATGATAAAGAAGTTTATATTGGAGACTATGCAGGAGAAGAACTAGAAGAGGGAGATTTTGAAGCAGAAGACTTTCCAGTTGCATTGAACTCAATGTATTATCATAGTGCAAAAGCACATTGGTTAACTCAAAGTATACAAGAAGAAGGATTGTGGGCACCCATACAAGGTCTTACACAAATGTGTGGAGATAGAATACAATTAATGATTCACCCAGGCTCTGTTCGTTCAGGTTGTTTTGAAGAGATGGAAGACCCAACTCACGAATTATTATTATGGGATTCACATGATATTATACCATCAAGTCCATTAACAGTCAAGCAATGTTTAGAGTACTGGCAAGATAAAGTTTGTAATGGATTTAGAAAACCAAAATACAAAGGTCTTTCTGCAATATGGACAATGGGAACTATAGAGTTCCAAGCAGACTTTAGTAATGTTGATTTCAGAAAGTATGTTTGGGAACATAGTGAAAAAGTCACTAAACTTGCAAAAGGGAAACCATTGAATATCTACATAGGTTATGATAGTAGACACAATGGATTAGAAAATGTATGTAAGGAATCCATACTAAAGTCTATAAAACAATCTATTGGGGGTGGAAGACTTGTAAACTATAATAAGTTTATACCCGAAATTAAATTTTTAGATGTATCCAAAATACCTGAATACAAAAGACCATATGAAAATCAATCAACATGGTTTACATATAGTAGATTCTTAATCCCCTACTTAGAAAACTATGAAGGTTTCAGTTTGTTTATAGATGATGATTTTATTTTTAGTAAATCATTATTACCCATGTTTTACTATTTAAATACAGATGATGCAATTGCATGTATTAAGTATCCTCAAATAAAACATGACGAAACTAAATTTGACGGAGAGGTGAACATAGATTACCCATGTAAGTTATGGTCTTCAATGATGTTCTTTAATAATGGACATGAAGACTGTAAAAAGTTAACACCCGAAGTTGTAAATACATGGACTGGAGCTCAATTACATCAATTTGAATGGACTGATAAGATTAGTCCCATACCTGAAAAATATATATTTGTTGAGGGTTATGATAATCCTGATGTAAAGTGGGACTATAGTGGAATCCATTATACTAGGGGAGGCCCGTGGATAAATGATATGGATTCTAGTCACATAAATAACTTAGAAGATTATAATAAAGTAAAAAATCTATTGTAATTTAAACATAATTGAGGTATAATAACAGTATGAACGCACTAATTTACACAGAAGACCAAAAGTTAATAATCAGAAAACCAAATGGTTTACAATATGAGTTTGCAAATACAGACCAACCTGAACTTGGATTTGATTTTGATGTATTGGTATATGACGATATTGAAGTCATAATAGAAAAATGGGAAGACGGAAAGTGTTTTGACGACCAAGTACAAAGACATATCACTGGGGCTGAAAAAGAAATCATTGAAAACTATATTGAAAATTCTGAACCTCCTGTAGGAATTACATTAAATAATCAATATGCACAAGACTTAATGACTCAACTTAAAGGGAACATAGATGATTTTATGGGGAACTATGGTTTTGAAGACTTAACAGAAGTCACTTTTGCAGGTAGAGAGGGCTCTAATCACCCATATAGGTCTAATGCAAGAAGAGTAATGGAATACACTGATTCTCAGTATGTCATATATGACCAGTTAGTAAATGAAATATTTGCAACTAGAGAAGACCATTTAAAAGATATTCAAGAATATATAAACCAACTTCCTATAGCAAGTTTATTGCCTGACCACGAAAGATAAGTCATGTATGATGACATAAAAGTCGTCCACATAGACGAACCTTTTAAAATAAAAGATTTACCACTTAAAGATGTATATGTCTTAGATAACTATCTAGCAACTGAACTGCATCACCATTTTGATGATTACATAGTTGCTAATAACCTTTGGTCTAAAACTAATCAAGTAAGTAGTGGAAGTCCAACAGGACTACCTCATCATAGTTTTTGGGGTGCAACTTATTATAGAGAGGACATGAAATTAGAAAAGAATATGGATAAACTCCATACAGTATTTCCTTACTATTTAAACAGAAGACTACAAACAGAATTTGGATTTAAGTGGGAGAGATTTCAATACATGGGACTAAACTCACAAACACAAGGTTTACAAGGAACAACACATGCAGACTGTCAAGAGGAAGATGAGTGGAATCTCTCATTCCTTTATTATACCAATAAGTTTTGGAATAAAGAATGGGGTGGAACATTAAGGCTGTATAATGAAATGCAACAAGGATTGGATGGTAGACAAGAACATATAGACAATCACCAAATTGCAGAAGTTGAGTTTAAACCAAATAGATTAATAATTTTTGATGGAAGGATACCACATGGTGCAGATGCACCTTCTCCTTCAGCACGATATATAGATAGAAGGTCTCTTGTTTTAAGGGGAGACGAAGTAAGATTAGTAGAGGAAGAAGAATTTTTTCATGCCAACGATAGAATTTCACACATATAATAAAGAAACACTTAGGGACTTTAAACCAGTTCTTGCTAGTTCTATATCACCCGATTGGTGGAAGAAAGCAAAAGTTGGTGAAATAGTTAGAGGAGTAGTTCAACAGACTATTCGTTCATGCCCTGCAATGGACGATTGGTTAAAGAGTGGTTGGTATCTACTTGCAAATAGGGATATTGAAGTTATAAATGGCGTAAGTAAATATGATTCGGGAACTTCTACTACTGCAACTGCAGACCCACATAATACTTCATACAATTCTACTAGTCACCCAATAACACAAACACTAGACGCATTTGAATACTTAGGTAGTGGTAAACCAACTAAAGATGCATTTAAAATGAGAAATCCTTGGAATATCAAAACACCACCAGGCTATTCTTGTTTTTACCTAGACCCATTCTTATTCCAAAATAATTATTTTGCAACTTGGCAAGGAATAATAGATACAGATGAATTTAATGTTGGAATGGATAATGCACAAATTATATTTTATCCTAAAGTTGACCATTCTTTTGTAATACCAAAAGGAACTCCTCTTTGTCAAATCATACCATATAAAAGAGATACTTGGAATGCCTCATATATTGTTAACACACATGAATCTTGGATAAAGAATCGTGCAACAATAACTTCAGAATTTGAAGATAAACCTACAAATAAATCTATGCAAGAATGGTCTCAAATAAGCAATTTTGAAGATGAGACTATAACTGGATTTGGTGGTTATAGGAGAGGTAAGTTTTGGAAACCAAAAGGTAGATTTTATAGTGAAGAGACCCCACCACCTGAATGTCCTATGCATAACCAAACAGAAGATATAAAGAGTGAAACACAATTGGAGTTTGATTTCGATGGCAGTTAGATTATTATTCCCAACTTTTGTATTTGAGAAAGATTTATTAGACCCTAGTTTAGACCCGAACAGAGGTATAGACCAAAATTATTTAGACCTTCTTGTAGATACTATGGATGGTATGAGAAGGAAAGACCCCGAAGGTAGAAGACTATCTAATGCATATACTGGTTGGCAATCACATGACGGCTGTGAGTCTAATCCTGCATTTCAAAAAATAATGAATAGAATACAAACTATGTTTTATGACGAGATATGGCCTTTTCATGGATTAGACCGTAATAAAGCACAAATGCAAATAGGTAATTCTTGGGCAAACATAAATGATAAACTTGCATGGAACAAACCACACTTACATAATGGTTGTTGGTACAGTGGTGTATTCTATATAAAAGCAGACGGTGACGAAGGTCATATTGAAATGATTGATACAAATCCTAAAGTTGTTTCAGATTTTCCCAACTCTCCAAGAACTCCTACTAGTAAAGGTTATGAACCTAGAAGTGGTAAATTAATTCTTTTTCCAAGTGGTCTCATGCACATGGTAGAACCAAATCCAACCGATAAAGAAAGATACTCAATATCATTCAATATAGAAATGAAATACACTTCTTCTGAAGGACATAGTGGTAATATAGATAACTATAACCCCGATGAATTTGTTTATAATATATCTTCAGATGGTAGACTTTTGACCGACTAACTATTCTAAATAGTAGTATGGAAATAGTAATCGACACTCATCTCTTATGGAACCTTATGATAACATTCGTGTTAGCACCACTAGGTTTTCTCATAAGAAATCTTTTATCTGAACAAAAGAGAATAGATATACTTGTTAACAAGACAAGAGAAGAATTAGCAAAAGAATATGTCACTAGAGAACAGATAGAAGTGGACTTTGAAAGAATCATGTCTACTATGACAAGGATAGACGAAAAGATAGACCGTCTACAATCTAAGACTTACTTCCAAGAATAGGTTCTAAATTCATATAAATAGTAGTAGACGCAAATTTACTACAGGATTACTATGGCAGAACCAACATCAAAAAGTACCTTAAAAGACTATATAAAAAGGAAACTTGGAGCCCCAGTATTGGAGATTAATGTTGATGACGACCAATTAGATGATAGAATTGATGAAGCACTACAATACTTTCATGAATATCATTACAATGGTTCTATCAAAACTTATCTAAAACACGAAATAACACAAGACGAAATTAACTCATTTAAAACAAATGATACACTTACTGGTTCTACTAGTGGAACACAAGCAATTGCAGGTCAGTCTTACGGAGAGAGTAAAAGTTATGTGACACTACCCGAACATGTGTTAAGTGTATTACGAATATTCCCATTTAATTCAGGACAAACATCTAGTATGTTTGATATACAATATCAGTTAAGATTAAATGACCTTTGGGATTTAACTTCCACAAGTGTTTTATACTATTCACAAGTGCAACAACATATTAAGTTAATAAATGATATGTTAGTAGGACAAATACCTATAAGATATAATGCACACCAAAACAGATTGTATATTGATTACACTACTGCAAAACTAAATGCTGGAGAGTACATTATTATAGAATGTTATAGAAAGATAGACCCTGTAGACTTTACAGACATATACAATGATATGTTTCTTAAGAAGTATGCAACTGCATTAGTTAAGTATCAGTGGGGTGAAAACTTATCTAAGTTCCAAGGTATCGCATTGCCAGGTGGGGTGACACTTGATGCACAACAAATTAAAACAGAAGCACAAGAAGAGATTACAAGATTAGAAGAAGAGTCAAGACTGAACTTTGAAATGCCAGTCATGGACTTAATGGGATAAATTATGCCAACAAATGTATTTTTTAACCATGCAGTTTCCACTGAACAACACTTATATGAAGATTTAGTTGTTGAATCATTGAGAATGTATGGACATGAAACATTCTATCTACCAAGAGAAATTGTAGAGGAAGACTCTATCCTTGGTGAAGACGTGCAATCAACATTCGGTGATGCATATTCTGTAGAAATGTATATAGAAAATACTGATGGCTTTGAAGGAGAGGGAGACCTCTTTAGTAAGTTTGGTGTCCAAGTAAGAGATACTGCAACCTTTGTCATATCTTTAAGAACTTGGGAGAGATTTATATCACTGGACTCTAACCTTGCAACTTCTCTAAGACCTAACGAAGGAGATTTAATACATTTCCCTCTCAGTGGTTCAATGTTTGAGATTAAATTTGTGGAACATGAAAATCCATTCTATCAAGTGGGTAAATTATTTGTATTCAAATTGCAATGTGAATTGTTTGAATATAGTGGAGAAGATTTTGATACTGGAACAAACGCAGACTTAGTAGAACTAGACCAAGCATATCAAGTTAAATTAACTATGTTTAATGCTGGTAGTGGTAATTATACTGTCAATGAGAATGTCACTAAAGATGGAGTTGTTGTTGGGGAAGTGGTTTCATGGTCTCCACAAAATCATTTATTATCCGTAAAAGACAACACAATAACACTTGCAGTTAATGATGTTTTAATTGGTGCAAGTTCAGCTGCAGAATACACTATTCAATCTATAGAAGATGTTCTAACATTCGGTAATGATGGAAATGCACAAAATAAAGACTTTGAAGATACTGCAGACAACTATCTAGACTTCTCAGAAACCAACCCTTTCGGTGAGGTCACATAATGTTTGGTACATTTTTTTATAATGAGACAACAAAACGTGCAGTGTCTATATTTGGAACACTATTTAACAATATAACAATTAAAAAAATAAAAGATGATGGTACTGTTTTAACAGAACAGAAAGTTCCTATATCATACGGCCCTAAACAGAAATTTTTACAAAGACTTGCAGAAGAACCAAATCTAAATGATAACAATAGAACTGCAATTAGTTTACCTCGTATAGCATTTGAAGTTAGTGGTTATGAATATGATGCAACAAGACAGCAAAACAAACTTATAAGACATCAGAAGACCACCTTAGACACCGCTGACACGACTAAAAGGTCTTACCAGTATCAACCTGCACCCTACAACCTATCGTTTAATCTAAGTGTTTTAGCGAAGAATATGTCAGACGCATTACAGATTATAGAACAAATTTTACCATACTTTCAACCTGAATATACAGTCACTATGAAAATGATTGATTCAATGACTGATTATAGAGATGTTCCAATTATTCTAAATTCAGTATCTATGGAGGATACGTATGAAGGTGATTTTACAGAAAGAAGAGTTATAGAATATACACTTTCTTTTACAATGAAACTAAATTATTTCGGGCCTGTTTACAATGGTAAAGTTATTAAAAATGTTATTGAAAGAGATTATATTAATACTACAAGTGGTTTATTTACAACAAGTCAGATAGATAGTTCAGGTCTAATAAAAGAAGTTAAACACTATGAACCTGCATTTGCAGAAACAACATCTACTGCAGTATCTAGTTCTACAACAATACCATTTGCAACTGCAATAAATAATAGTATAAGTGTCGGCGATGAAGTATTTGGAACAAATTTATCAACCAATCCAACTATTTCAAGTATCTCATCAGATAAGTTATCAATAGTGGTTTCTTCTGCAGTAATACTAAGTGCAAAAACTGTATTGAAATTTGTGGGTTCAGTAGACCCAGGCGATACATTCGTTGTTGCAGAAACCGTGACTTTTTATGATGATGGTTCACCTTCGACATTTACAGAAGATAAAGTGACCGATGCAAGTTAATTATGGCAAAAAATATAGACTCGAAATTAAATGATGTTCTTGACATTTCTTCAGAAATAAAGAAAGAAACAACTCAAGTAATCAAAAAACCACCCCAGTCAGATAATGTTCAGACGGACTATAAGTACACTAGAGAAAATCTCTATGGTCTTGTAGAACGAGGACAAGACGCAATAGACGGTATTCTAGATGTTTGTAAAGAAACTGAAAATCCTCGTGCATACGAAGTTGCAGGTCAGTTAATAAAGACTGTAGGTGAAACTGCAGAGAAGTTATTAGACGTTCAAACCAAATTGAAGAAGTTAGAAGACGAAAACGGGAGTGTAAAAACACAACATAATCATTTATATGTTGGTTCTACTTCAGAACTTCAAAAGTTTCTAAAGAAAGAAAGTAAAAAAGATGACAGTTAATAAGAATGAAGGTTATCTTGGAAATAATCTCATTAAAAGAGCGGGTATTGAAACTCAATACGCAAAAGAAGAATTAGATGAATATCTAAAATGTTCTAAAGACCCTTGTCATTTTATAGAAAATTATACACAAATCATATCACTAGACGAAGGTATGGTTCCTTTCAAACTTCGTGGGTATCAAGATAAGTTAATTAATCACTACAATGACTCTCGTTTTAGTGTAGTTCTTGCATCACGTCAAAGTGGTAAATCAATCACTTCTTGTGCATATCTATTATGGTTTTTATTATTTCACCCCGAAGTGACTGTTGCAATCCTTGCTAACAAGGGTGCAATTGCAAGAGAGATGATTGCTCGTCTTGTCACTATGTTAGAGTCTGTACCATTCTTCTTACAGCCAGGTGTTAAGATTCTAAACAAAGGGTCTATTGAATTTGCAAATGATAGTAAAGTCGTTGCAGCTGCAACCTCTTCAAGTTCAATTCGTGGTATGTCAATTAACCTACTATACTTAGATGAGTTTGCATTCGTAGACGATGCAGAGACATTCTATACTGCAACATATCCTGTTGTGACCTCGGGTAAAGACTCAAAGGTAATCATTACCTCAACTGCAAACGGTGTAGGTAATATGTTCCACAAGATATACGAATCTGCAATACATGAACAATCTGAGTATAAATCATTCACAATCAACTGGTATGATGTGCCAGGCAGAGACGAAGAATGGAAGAAAGAGACCATTGCAAATACCTCAGAAGCACAATTTGAACAAGAGTATGGAAACTCTTTCCTAGGAACGGGTTCTACACTTATTAATAGTAATACACTATTGGGTATGAGAGCCATAGAATCTGATTGGGTCAAAGATGGGATAAATCTTTACCAAAGACCTATAGAAAATCATAACTATATATGTACAGTTGATGTATCACAAGGTAAAGGATTAGATTATTCCACATTTACTATATTTGATGTTTCGTCTCAACCATTCCAACAAGTCTTGGTTTATAGAGATAATATGACATCACCTATGTTGTTGGCAGACATAATTAATAAATATGTTAGACCATATAACGAAGCACTTGTTATTATAGAAAACAACGCAGAAGGTGGTATGGTCGCACAACAGTTGCATTATGATATAGAGTACCCTAGTGTCTTTACCCAAGGACAAACTAAGGCAGAAGATATCGGTGTGACAATGAATAAACGAATTAAGAGAATTGGTTGTTCTACTCTGAAAGAAATACTAGAAGAGAATCGACTAAATATAGTAGACAGAGCAACAATAACAGAACTTATGACCTTTGTTATTAAAGGCAACTCATATGAGGCTGATAGGGGCTATAATGATGATTTAGTTATGAACAATGTACTATTTGCATGGTTTATAACAACAGAATACTTTCTTCACTTAACAGATACTAGAGTTAAGGACTTATTGTACTCAGAACAACAAAAGTTGATAGAAGATGATATTCTACCTGCAGGAGTGTTTGGTGGAATACAGGGTGAAGAAGAAACATTCGTAGATTCAAACGGAGATAGATGGTTCACAATAACCTAAATAAATATATTGTTAGAGTTATTAAAGTTATAAATATATCAAGTAAAACAAACTTTTTACATTAACAGGAGAAAAGTATGGCATTTCAAGTATCACCAGGCGTACAGGTCAAAGAAGTCGACCTTACAAATGTTGTACCAGCAGTTTCAAGCACTACAGGTGCTTTCGCAGGTTCATTTCAATGGGGCCCTGTTGATGAAGTAATAACAGTTTCAGATTCAAAAGGTTTAAACAGTGTGTTCGGAAACCCTGCAAATACAGACGCAGGTTCAGAAGATTATTACACTGCAGAATCTTTCCTAAAATATGGTTCTTCATTGAGAGTGGTAAGATTAAATTCAACAGGATTGTATTCTGCTAACGCAAGTTCAGCTTCAACATCTCTTCTAAAAAACAATGAAGAGTATATAGAGACCTATAGAGATGGTTCTCAGGCTGCAACAGTAGGTACATTCATAGCAAAATATGCAGGGGTTTTAGGTAATTCACTTAAAGTGGAACTTTGTGGTTCTTCAAACGCATATTACAATGATGTTGTCACTGCAACAAACAGTTTAGATGGGGATTCAAACCCAGTCGACCTTGCAGTAGGAACAACAACAATTCCAGTAGACGCTGGTAATTCAGTATTTCAGGTTGGAGACATAATAAAATTTGCAAACCATAGTCAGGAATATAAAGTTCTTACAGCACCCGATGATGCTTCTATAACAATAGAATCAATCGGAACACCTACAAAAACAGGTTTAACAACAGTAGTTGGTGATGGTGTAAATATAGACAGATTTTGGAAACACTACAGTTTATTTGATAAGGCACCAGGCTCTTCTGCAAACGCAGTTAAGGCAGGTGCAACAAATGACGAGTGTCATATCGTTGTCACAGATGAAGACGGTGCGATTACTGGTGTCCCAGGCGAAGTTTTAGAAACATATGGTTTTGTATCACAGGCTTCAGACGCTAAAGATGAACAAGGTCGTTCTAACTATTACAGAGATGTAATTGCAAGAGGTTCAGACTATGTTTATTGGTCAGGACATTCTACATCAACACACGCAAGTGCAACAGAATCAAGAACACTTGCAACAGTTGCTGGTGGAACTGCATTCGGACAACCTGCTTTACCACTTACAGTATCACTTGGTGGTGGTGCTAACGGTAGACTAGGAACTGCAGGACAAAAAACAGACGCTTATTCAACACACTTCGGAGATGCAGAAACAATAGACATCTCTTTAATTCTTATGGGTTCTGCAAGAACTGATAATGGTAGTGGAACAGAACAAGACACAATTACAGACCACAATACAATATTAAATGAATTAATATTACTTTGTGAAAATAGAAAAGACTGTATAGTTGTTGCTTCACCTAGAAAAACATCTATAGTAAATGTTGCATTAGAGTCTACTCAGGTTTCTAATGTTAAAACAGACTATTCATCAGTCACAAGTTCTTCATACGCAGTATTAGACAGTGGTTGGGTATATCAATACGACAGATTTAATGACAAATACTGTTGGGTGCCAGGAAATGGACACACTGCAGGTATTATGGCAAGGTCAGACCTATTAAGTGATGCATGGTTCTCACCTGCAGGATTCACAAGAGGTCAATACTTAGGTATTACTAAACTTGCATTTAACCCTAAGAAGTCTTCAAGAGACGACTTATATCGTGCAAGAATCAACCCAATAGTCACATTTGCAGGTCAAGGAACAGTATTGTTCGGAGATAAAACTGCATTAACAAGTCCTTCTGCATTCGACAGAGTGAATGTAAGAAGATTGTTTATAGTATTAGAAAAGGCAATTGCAACTGCTGCTAAATCACAACTCTTTGAATTTAATGACGCATTCACAAGAGCTCAATTTAGAAGTGCTGTAGAACCTTTCTTAAGAGATGTTAAAAATAGAAGAGGTTTAGTAGACTTCTCAGTAATTTGTGACGAAACAAACAATACTGATACAGTGATTGATAGAAACGAATTCGTATGTTCAATCTTTGTAAAACCTGCTAAATCAATCAACTTCATCACTCTTAACTTCGTGGCTGCAAGGTCAGGGGTTGAGTTTGAAGAAATTTATAGTGCAGTATAACAGGAGTATATAAATGGCAACAATAGACCAATTTAAAGCACAATTAATCGGTGGTGGCCCTCGTGCAAACAGATATAGAGTCTTTATCCCTAGAAGTGGTGAAAAGATAGAATTTTTATGTTCTGCTGCTCAGATTCCTGCTGGTAATATAGGTGTAATTTCAGTACCTTTCAGAGGTCAAAATCTAAAACTCGCAGGAGATAGAACATTTGACGACTGGACAGTGACTTTAATTAATGATGTAGAGTTTTCTTCTAGAACTGCTTTAGAGGCATGGCAAGAAGATATCGCTTCACTAACAACAACCGATGCAGCTACGAATACAGATTACTTATTATCTCGTGCATTTGTTGAACAGTTGCATAAAGATGACTCCGTCCTTGCAAGATATGAGTTCTTCAACATTTTCCCAAGTGTAGTTTCAGGTATTGCTTTATCAAGTGATGAGGCTTCCGCTTTAGAAACATTTGAAGTCACATTCTCATACTCGCATTGGGATAGAGTTAAGTAAATAGTTGTGAATATCACCACATTTAGGTGGTATAAATATTAGTATGGAATTATTTGGGTACGAAATTACTCGTAAAAAAGACGAGTTAAGAAATACGGAGGCACCGAATGCTAAGTCATTTGTGCCGCCAGTTGATGATGACGGTACACCCGTTATACAACAACAGGCTGGATATGTTGCAGGTGGTGCTTATGGTGCCTATGTTGACATGGAAGGTGGTATTAAGAATGAGGCAGAACTCATTCGCAGATATCGTGAAACTTCTTTGGTGCCAGAGTGTGACTCTGCAATCGAAGATATAGTTAATGAGTGTATCACATCTGATGTTTCAGATAAGATTGTGACACTCGACCTCAGAGATGTTAAACTCTCTGATAGTATCAAAGGTAAGATACAAGACGAGTTTAATCACATCTTAGGAATGATGAAGTTCAATCAGAACTCTCATGAAATATTCAGAAAATGGTACGTAGATGGAAGAATATATTTCCATAAAGTCGTTGACTCTAAAAGACCTAAGTTAGGTATAGTCGACTTAAGAAACGTAGACCCATTAAAAATTAAAAAAGTTAGACATGTTGAGAAAGATAAAGACCCTAAAACTCAAATAGAAAGAGTTAAAAAGGTAGAAGAGTTCTATATGTTTAATGACAGAGGATTCGATAAATCTTCTGCAACAGAAGGAACAACAGTTAAAATTGCACCTGAGGCTGTATCATATACTACTTCAGGTCTTCTTGATTACACTAAGAATGTTGTAATCGGGTATTTGCATAAAGCATTGAAGACTGCAAATCAGTTATCAATGATGGAAGATGCACTTGTTATATATCGTATATCAAGGGCTCCTGAAAGAAGAATATTCTACATTGATGTAGGAAACCTTCCAAAAGCAAAGGCAGAACAGTACCTTGCAGAGACAATGAACAAGTATAAGAATAAACTTGTTTACAATGCAGATACTGGTGAAATCAAAGATGATAGAAAACATATGAGTATGTTAGAAGATTTTTGGTTGCCGAGAAGGGAAGGTGGTAGAGGAACAGAAATTAGTACATTGCCTGGTGGACAAAACCTTGCAGATATAGACGATATAGAATACTTCAAGAAGAAGTTATATCAGTCTCTTAATGTTCCTGCTTCTAGAATGGAGGCTGATAATGGTTTTAACATGGGTCGTGCTTCAGAGATTAATAGAGATGAACTTAAGTTTAATAAGTTCACTAACAGACTTCAGAAGAAGTTCTCTAGAGTCTTTATTGATATCCTTAGAACACAATTAGTTCTAAAAGAGATAATCAATGCAGAAGAGTATGATAGTGCAGTAAAGGAATTTGTTCAGTTTCAATTTGCAACCGACAACCATTTTACAGAGTTAAAGGATGCAGAGATACTAAAAGAGAGAATAGACACTCTTGGACAGGTATCAGAATATGTTGGACAGTATTACTCTAAAGATTGGGTTAGAAAATATGTTTTAATGCAATCAGATGAGGATATAAAAATAATTGATAAACAAATCAACACCGAAAAAGAAGAAGGTGGTGAAGATAATGATGACTTCGGAGGATTCTAATAATGAGTAGTGAAATCGCAAAACAAATTGTAGACCAAATAGAACAAGGTCAATTGAACGATGCTAAAGATAGTATTGGTCAAGGTATTAAACAGAAGGCTGCAGATGCAGTTGATATGAAAAGAGTTGAAATGCAAGTAGACTGGGTAGATGCACCTTCAACTGAACCAACAGGCGAGTAATGAAAAGTTTCTCTTCTGTTTTAACTGAATTAAATGAATCTCGTAAAGATATTCCTTTAAATTCATTTGAAGTTAAAAGAAACTTCGTTGAAATAGGAGAACAAAGGTTTAATGTGGTGTTTTCTAGTCTGAAAAAAGATATAAAAATATCTATAGATGGAAATACATTAAACGAATCTTTTAAAAGTTTAAAAGATGCAGAAAAAGAATTTAACAATATCCGTTATGTAATGAAAGATTTGATTGAAAAGGATACAAAAATAGAGGAAATTATCAATGAAATTAATATCAGAGTTTAATGATTACGCAGTTCAACCTGTAATCATAGAACAAAACGAAAAGGGTGAAAAGGAATACTTTATTGAAGGTATTTTTATGCAATCTGAAATTAAAAACAGAAACGGTAGAGTTTATCCTAAAGAAGTCATGAAGAAGGAAGTTAACAGATATGTTAAAGAATTCGTAGAAAAAAAACGTGCTTTCGGAGAGTTAGGACATCCTGATGGCCCGACAATCAATTTAGACAAAGTTTCACATATGATTACATCTTTAGAAGAAGATGGAAACAATTATGTGGGTAAAGCAAAGATTTTAAGTACACCAAATGGTCAAATCGTAAGAAATTTGATTGATGACGGTGCAAAACTTGGAGTTTCATCAAGAGGACTAGGTTCACTAGAACAAAAAGGTGGTGCTCAATACGTGAAAGACGATTTTCAACTTGCAACTGCAGGTGATATCGTTGCAGACCCTTCTGCACCTGAGGCCTTCGTTGAAGGAATCATGGAAGGTGTTGAATGGGTGATGGAGAATGGTATATTAAAGGCAGTAGAAATGGAGAAAATGCAGAAAGAATTAAGGACTGCATCTCTAAATCAACTCGAAGAAACCAAATTAAACCTTTGGAAAAAGTTCGTTGAGAACCTATAATATATAAATAAATTAAGTAGTTCAATTAGAAACTAAACAGGAGAAAAAAATGGCAGAGTTAGAAAATAACCTAGAAAGTATCGAAGAGGTAAAACAACCTCATGACGGTGCTGAAAAAGGCGACACTAAACCAGTCAAACAAGGTTCATCTGATGCTGAGTCAATAGAGTCAGGAAAAGTTGAAGTCGTTAAACCTGAAGAAAATCCTGTTGACAAAGCAGTTGACTCAGTAAAGAAAGCAGAAAATGTTAAGTCAGTCAGTGGTGACGCTCAACAGAAAAATGCTGGAAAAGCTGATAGTCAACCTAAATTGAAAAAAGTTTCAGAAGATGAAGAAGAGTCTAAAAAAGACGAAGTAAAATCTTCAAAAATGGAATCAATCAAGGCTATCGTCAACAACATGAAGGAAATGACTAAGGAAGAAATCCAATCAGTATTGGGAACAATATCTGAAGAGGAAGTTGACGAGAGTTTGACAAAGGCAGAAGTTGCAAGAAAAGTAGTAGAATCTTTAAAGTCTATGACTGAAGAAGAAGTTGCAGAAACTTATGGCAAAATGTCTAAAAAGAAAGACGAAGAAGTTGAAGAAGAAGTAGAAGTGGAAGTAGATGAAGAAGTATCTACAGAACTTGAGTCTTCTTTAGTTGAAATCGAAATAGATGACGACCTATCTAAAATTTCAGAATCTTTAGACCTTTCAGAAGAAAATGCTGAAAAGGCGAAAACAATCTTTAAGGCTGCAGTGACTTCAAAAGTTGCAGAGATTAAAGAAGAGTTGGAGTCTCAGTACTCAGAAGAATTAAAAACCTCAGTTGAGAAAGTTAAAACCGACCTATCGGAAGGTGTTGACAAATACTTAACATATTGTGCAGAAGAGTGGACGAAAGAAAACGAACTTGCAATAGAAAGAGGTTTGAGGTCAGAAATGACTGAAAACTTTATCGAAGGATTAAAAACATTGTTCGTAGAACATTATGTTGATGTCCCTGAAGATAAGTACGATGTTATTGATGAACTCGCAAATCGTCTCGATGAGATGGAACAAAAACTTGACGGTGAAGTAAATAGAAATATGGACATCACTGAAGAGTTGGATACACTCAAAAGAGCAAACGTGATTACGAAGGCCTGTGAAGACCTAACCGAATCACAAACAGAGAAATTAGTTTCTCTTGCAGAAGGAGTAGACTTTAAAGACGCAGAAGATTTCGCTGAGAAAGTTTCTGAAGTTAAAAATGCATACTTCCCTGTAGACGGTGAGAAACTAATTGAAGATACAGTTGTTGAAGAAGGAACAGGAGTTATCTCTGAGGAATCAGACGAACCAACACTTGCACCTGAAATCGCAACTTATGCTAACGCATTATCAAAACTAAAACCATTAGGTTAATTTAAAGGAAAAATAAAATGTTTTTATCAGAAAACTTACAAGAAAAGTGGAGTCCAATTCTAGAACATTCCGATTTGCCAAAAATCGAGGATAACTACAAGAAGGCTGTCACTGCTGTAATCTTAGAAAACCAAGAAAAAGCTCTTAAAGAAGATAGAGCTACTCTTGACGAAGCAGCACCTTTAAATGCTACTGGAAGTGCGATATCTAACTGGGACCCGATTTTAATCTCCCTAGTAAGACGTGCTATGCCAAATCTCGTTGCTTACGACATTTGTGGTGTTCAGCCAATGACTGGCCCAACAGGTCTTATCTTTGCTATGAAAGCAAGATACTCAGACTATCCTACACTTGCAAGAACTGCTAATTCAGAAGCTTTACATAACGAAGCTAGAACTGGTTTTTCTGCAAACCCACAGGATGTCGACGGCCCACTAGGTACAGACCATTCAGGCGACCCGTTTAACGGTTCATATGCTTCTCAAACAGAAACAGGTATGTCAACAGCAAGTGCAGAAGCACTTGGTGATGCTGCCGGTAATCATTTCGCAGAAATGAGTTTCTCAATTGAAAAAGCTACCGTGACTGCAGTTTCCAGAGCATTAAAAGCAGAATACACATTAGAACTTGCACAAGACCTTAAAGCAATTCATGGTCTTGACGCTGAGTCAGAACTTGCAAATATTCTTTCATCAGAAATACTTGCTGAAATCAACAGAGAAGTAATCAGAGGAGTTAACAACCAGGCTAAAACTGGTGCGGCTGCTACTGCTTCTGCTGGTACATTCAACTTAGATGTTGATGCTAACGGTAGATGGTCTGTTGAGAAGTTCAAAGGACTATTGTTCCAAATAGAAAGAGAAGCTAATGTAATCGCAAAAGAAACAAGAAGAGGGAAAGGAAACTTTATCCTATGTTCTTCTGATGTTGCTTCTGCATTATCAATGGCTGGTGTATTAGATTATACACCTGCTCTTAACACTACATTAAATGTTGATGATACTGGTAATACTTTTGCTGGTACATTAAACGGAAGAGTTAAAGTCTATATAGACCCATATGCTTCTTCTGATTACATGACTGTAGGTTATAGAGGTTCAAATCCTTATGACGCTGGTTTATTCTATTGCCCATACGTTCCATTACAAATGGTTCGTGCAGTTGGTGAGAATACTTTCCAACCAAAAATCGGTTTCAAAACTAGATATGGTATGGTAAGTAATCCTTTTGTTGGTTCAACACCACCAAACGGTCTTGCTTCTGCAGGTACTAACCAGTACTTCAGAAAAATGGCAGTTTCTAACATTCTATAAGAATTTTAGTAGTTCATTTAAAAGGGGTCTTTATGACCCCTTTTTTTTATTCAGTGACTTTAATCGTTCAATGTCTAGGGAATACCCTATTCTTTACACCGTGTCCTTCTAGTGAGGCCTTACCCCAATTTTATCTAGGTCAATAGGTAGTGACCATAAA